TTAGCGACTGACGTCGAGCCGTCGAAATATCTCCGCTCGTGATCGTGGTTTGTCCTGACACGAGCGTGATGTCGCAGAGCAGAACAGCATCACCCCGGAGCGATGGCGCTGTGGGAACGGTCGGCGACGTGACCTCGTTCCCTTGCACGACCTCGAACGCACACGTCTCTTCCTCGATCGTGTAGATCAGCGTGTTCGTGATGTCGTACTGCGGTTCTAGCAGTACACGGTCGAACACGACAAACACGCTGATGACCTTCGACGAGTTGATTCCAACGACGTTCGTCGACACGCTGTCGACGTCGACGCTGCAATCTAGCGTCGCGTCGCCAACGCTCAAACACCGCTTGCCGTCTGGTGTGTAGCTTGTGCCGCCACTGATGACGACGTCCATTGAAGCCGGAGAGTCGGCCGCAACGACGTGTCCGGCGAGCACGCCGCGGAACGAGAAGTCCGCGTTTGCCCGGAAGATCGCCGTTTCGACATCGCTGAATGCGGTGTCCATCTGGCCTTCCGTCACCAACTGCCCGGTGTACCAATTTCGCTTGCGCATGTTGCGCGCATGCTCGCACAGCACGCGCGAGCATCGCAACAATGCGCCGTGCGCTCATGCCACTTTTTGCGCCGAGCTTTGGGCCACACGCGCCGCACGGGGTGGCTTCAGTGCCGCGATCGCTTCGAGCGTACGCGGCGTGTTCTTCCGCTCTTCGCGTTTCACTCTCGAGCGTTTGAGTCGGCGATCTCGACACTCGGCGCACTCGGTCATGGTTGGCCCGTCAAACCGTGCGGAGCGCGGCCCCGCAGGACATCCTTCGCGCTGCTTCTTCGGATACTTGCGCGGCGGTCGCGCGCATACCGGTCGCTCGCAACATCGCGGGCAGATACCTTTCTCGCGCAACTCCGCCATGCGTTGCTCACGCTTCACCGCCTCCACCTCCGCGCACCCTTTGCAGTTCGAATACCCGACGCGGCGCGGTTCACCGCACGCGCATCGACGCATCCTCTTCAGCGTGCCGCGCTTCGTGCGCTGTTGTTTCTTGCGGACATCCGCGCATTCCGTGCAACTGCGTTTGCCTGGGCGTGCAGGCTTTGGCTTGGTCGCGCTGCATCCGTTTGAAGAGCAGCAGTTGCACAACCCAGCAGCACGATTGGCCGCGCGCTGTTCTCTTGTGAGTGACATGCGATGAAATATGCGCACGGTTGCGTGACTATCAACTGCTGGTTATGGTGTGCGTGTTGATGGCGCAGAGCGCCGGAGAGGGACGAATGGAAGCGAGGTCGAGCGACAGACGCGACGAAGCGTCACGACGTGTGAAGCACCGTCTCTAGATTCAGTCGCGAAAATCCCATCTGCCAGTGGTCTGGCACAAACGCCGTCTGCGGCTCGACGATCAGATGCCGCTCATGCGCGACCTTCATGATGTCGATGATCCTGTTCATGTACTCGCGCGTTTCCGCGTCGAGTTGTTCCTGGACAATCACCCAGAACGTGTAGATGTCATCCTCGTCATCGCTCCCAAGGATGAAGGTCTCGCCCATGATGGCTTCGCCAAGCCCGGCCCCGCCAAACCCATAGACGTGTACATGCACTTCGATGCCGAGCAACAACCGGATCGCTGCGCGGATACCTAGCCCGCTGCCCTTCAGCGCGACCAGTGCGTGCATCCATCGAGCAAGCAGCCTTTTCTTGAGGACATCCAACGGAAGCCAGTCGAACGAATTGCCAAGCTCCCAAAGAATCCCGTCGAGGTAGTCTTCGCGTGCGGTGTCCGGATCCACCGCAATGAGCGGCCAATCATCAGCCACGACCGCGAGTGCCCGGAGTCCCTCGTCGAGCACGTCACAGAACAACTTCAACTCGTTGAATTGGTCCGTGTCCCGCTCCGCTGCGGGCAGTTCCTGGTACAGCGACAGAAGCCTGTTTGCGGGCGTCAGGGGCGAGATATACGCATCGAACGTCGCCGAGTCGTACGCTGGATCCACCACGTTGCCAACCGTGTCTGCAACGCTTTCAGACGCTGTCAGGAGATACGTCGCTCCAGGTGTGGCGGGTTGGTCGATCGTGAGCACGATCCAGCTGGGCCGCACCGAATCCCGACGAACAGCCATCACATTCGGCACGTACGCTGGCACAGCACTCGCAAGCGTGATCGTGAACAGTGACGGATCGACCGACGCGTCTGAGATTGGCTCGTTCCATTCAGCCTCGATTTCGTACACGCCAATCGCTTGCGCGCTGAGCAAACGCGGTCCAGCCGTGTCAATGATCGTGAACGTCCACAAGACATCTGTCTCTTGCGCAGAGCCCGTCGTGACACGCACCAGCACGGTGATGATCTCTTCCGAGTCCCATGGCGATGCCGGCGTGATCGTATAAGTCGTGACCGGATCCGCGAGTGAGACAAGGTCCGCGTCGACTGTCCAGCCAGCCGCGACAAACGACGGCATCGACGCGTTCGTCCCGCCAAACGTCGCCACGTGTAGGCCATTGACTTCAACGTATGTTTGCGTGAGTCCGGTGCCGTCGAGCGCAAATGCCTGAAATTCGATTGGTCGCCCAGGCCAGACGTTTATCTCGTCCGGTGTGGGTGACTTGCACCCAATGACAGCAGGCGCTGGACTGTTGAACGAAACCGCCGCATCGACGTAGATTGCAGGCAATTCGGCTTCGACAGGACCACCAGGGCCATCGAGGCCCAATGCAACAGACAGCTCGATATCTGGTTCGGAAAACGACGATATCGATACATCCGTGATCGTGCGTTCCTGAAACGTATCTGCGTTCGTAAATTCGATTATGCGCTGGTCGCCGCCTGTAGTGGATACAATGCAGCGCCACGTGTATCCACTTGGCGTTGTTGTCGGGGCCCGCAGATGAATCGCGAATTGGAGCAGATTGAATCCAGCTGTTGGAATCTTCTGCTCGAGTGAAAGCAGCACTCCGAGCGGCACCAAATATGTTTGTCCCGGCAAGTCGTGCCCAAGACAAAACACGAATTCGCCATCGATGGGCGTCCAGTTCGTCGGACGAATACGCCACTGATAGACACCCACATCGACGTTGAGCGGAGTGCTCACGGCCACGGCTCCGCAATGCCCTTGATTCCATCGAATGCAACGCGTTGATACGCTGCGTTCATGCGCAAGCCCAGCCCCATATATCCATTCAAAAACGAAGGTGATCCCGTAGCGATACTCGCCTGATCGTCAATGAAGTCGTCCATGCCGGGGACTGCTTCCCAGACGGGCGCGGTGAGCGAATTGACCGCGAGATTATTCCTGCGTACGCGCAAGACAACCTCGCCGTTTGCGTTACGTTTTGCGCTGAGACGCAGATGCGCCCACTCCCCAAGCGCGATCGTGTCGCTCGAACGCGCGAGCACGCCCTGTGTCAGGACACCCTGTGTCACAGGAGGCGGCGCATCAGGAACGCCGTCGGATAGCGCTCCCTTGCGCAGAACAATGCGCCCAGGATTCCCCTCCGTGAGTCCAAGCATATAAGCCGGATCTCCAATCGTCGTGCTCTGACCGCAAATCCACACAAAGCACGACCAGCCATTCCCGCCGCTGCCGCCCGTGAATCTGCGCATTGCCGCGCTAATGACTCCGCCGGCCGCTGTTGGAATGAACGATGCGAGGTTTATACGCCAGGCAACAGCGCCTGGATTCGCACCAAGTGCATTGAATGCCAGTGTGTTGAGCCCGCCTCCATTGGGTGGCGTAATGACGCGGCCAGCAGTCCATGGAATTGCGCTGGTTGTGGCACTTCCCGTTTGTGGTGTGAATTCAGTTTGAGCCATGTTGCTCCTTGGTCATTCCTCGAATCGCGTCCAGAATTGCGCTGGATCCGCGTGCATATAATGCGAGCCATCTCCGACCGACGTGATGTCGACCGTGCTCCCACCGTCCGTGATTGCTAGCTCGAACGTGAAACCGCCACCTGCGGGTGTCACGTTCTTCAGGTAATACGTGCGGTTCTCCGTCAGACCGTCAGGATATCCTCCGGTCGTCACGACCGTGACTGGGAATCCTTCGGGTGGCGGCCCAAACGATGGCATCGCGGGTGCCGTGCATTCGTTGCTGGTTACGTCGACAAAGAATAGGATATCCGGCCACGCGTTTTCGAACGATTCGATGTCGACGGTGCCCCCGTCGAACATCGCCACGGTCCCAGCCACCACATCTGCCGCCCACGTGTCCGTTGACCAGCCAACATCGAATGAGTCGTCGAACACCACGTCTTCCGTTGGCTCTGCCGTCCAACTCGCAGTGTTCCATCCCTCGTCGAACTGCTCGATGAGCAACGACTGTCCGGGAACATCCGGCGTAAACTCCAGCGAGATCCCAGTGTTCACATCGAATAAGTACGGTTTGCCGTTGTTCCAATTGTCGAATCGCTCTGCGTCTGCAGGCGTCGTTGTTCCGGCATCGAAAACTGTGATGGTCCCCATAGGGCCATCGTCCGGATCCACAAGATAACCTGCGGTTCCCCAACCAAAGTCGAATTGCTCAATTCCGACATTGGTGTTTGTTTCGGGCCCCGTAAAGCCAGCAACAACGCCGACTGCTGCGCTCATCCCAGGCGCTATGGCAACGGTCCAATCGGTTGGTTCTCCCGGCTTGTTCCGCGTGAGCTCGAAACTTCCATTCAGGATCTCAGGCACCTGACCAGACTCTCACGGCTGTTCTTTCCGCGCCAGATGCTTGCACCACTTTGCGCACTGGTTACATCGTTGGTCATGCTCACGCTCAAGCGCAACGCGGTCATCACAGTGGACGAACTTCTGGCCAGCGTGGACTGGTCCAAGCTCCCACCAGGCGCTCCCCAGAGCCGCGTTGTGCTTCTTGCAATCGATGCCGGCATACGAGCGGCGCGCACCGATGTGCTTGTGAAGCGCCCCAAACTCTATGGACAAAAACAGCTCACGCTACACATGCGTAGGGCCACATAAAAGCGAGGCCAGCGCGTTCAGATGGAAACTACGCGCGAGCCTCTTCGTCGTGCAGCCGTGCATGCCTCATGCGCCGCTGCTGTCCAGATCCCAGAAGCTGGACACGTACAGCCGCACAACGCGCGGACATCTTATCAGATCTGTTGGTTCGTCTTCGCGTCGATGATCACAACCGTACCGAGCTGCGGGAACTCCGGCCGTGCGAGCGCCACGTTTGTCGCTTCGCCATTCAGCAGGAATGCGCCAGGACCAACGTCCATCTTGAGCACGCCGCTGGTATCGCGCACAACGTTGTACACGTCGCTGAACGCAAGGCTGTCTGTGGGTTGTCCGGACGAATCTTTGAGTCGCGCGCCGAAGTCGATTTTCGGGTTCGGGATGAGCCCCGGTGGGAGCTTCGGATCGACCGTGCGCGCATCAACCAGAATCGCGAAGAACGCCTGTAGATTGGCCGTGATTGCTGCTCGCGTGCGCGCCGCGAACTGCGAACCGGGAGAACGCAGAAACACACGCGCGGTTACGTCGACCAGTTTGTACGACGGGGCGCGCACCTCGAGCTGGAAAGTCACCGTTTTGGGCCTGTCACCGGCCACTTCAACGGATTGATTCACGTCGATAACGGTGACTTCATCCTCGAACCGCGCAGACACATCGTCGAGCAATGTTGGACTAGGGACACCGCCATCGTTTGGAACGATGAACAGTAGCCCCCGATTCCTTTGCACCGCTGGATCTTGATTGCGTGTCAGAAGCAGCGCGCGCGCTACGCCAGGTACGCTCGTTGCTGTCGTCTCGTAGTCCGTGAGGGACACGCTCACACGCGGCGTCTGTTGTGCGAGCGGCACACGCAGCTTGATTGATGCGGTGCTTTCCGCATCGATGCCGTTGTCCACGCGTTCGGCGTTTGTCACGGCGATCTGCACCGGATTCGCAAGTGCATCAGAGAACGATCCATCTATGCGGTTGATCGCACCCGGCGCGACGTTGCCGCCTGTCCCACCGCCTGTTTTATAGGAGATGGTCACGATGCCCGTGGGGATTGCGCCGAGCGTGTTGTCGCCGAATCGGACGGCTGCACGGCCAGCCGCGTCGACATCGACCCAGAAGTGCAAGTCAGCCGCCTGAGACAGCAGAAGGTTCAGTCGCTCAATCCATACGCCGATGCTCGATGCTACCGACACCTGGCACGACCCATCGAGATACGGCGCCATCGGAAGACGCACGGATTGGAACGCGCTGCCATCAGACTCAAAAACGAAGGTTGTGCTTTCGCTGTTTTCGACGATTCCGTCGACGCCGACTTCTTCTCCAGGTTCGATCGTGACGTCTTCCAAGAGCTGGAACACGACGGGGTTCAGCGCGTCGCCTGTGCGCACTGTGGAGCCCGCTGGAATCGTGACAGCAGCAGCGAGTGCACCGCTCACCACCGAGAACGTAACGGGCGTGGACGCAGCCGTAGGCGTCGCTGGACGGTATCCAGTTCGTTTCACCTGACGAAACACCGACTGCCGCAGGTACGCGGTCGAAAATAGATGCTCGCGTCCGATGTTATTCACGAGCGCCGTGACCTTCGACGTAAGCGTGGACGAACCTTCGACAAACAGGCGTTCGAGTGATGCTTTGCTCTCCCAATCGAGATCAGGGCGAGCACTTTTTCCGAGCAGCGTGAGACGCTCGACGAGCTGAAAGAAGTCGAGTTCGACGACGTCTGTCGGCTCCGGGAGGATGGTTTGGTTTGGCATCACGTACTCCTGAATTTGAACGCAGTTTTTGCGACGGTGCGCTGCGTGTTTCCGCGCTCGTTTGTCGGAACAGACTCAACATTGATCACGACGGTTTCGTCGACAATTTCACCGCCGACAGCGTCAAGCTTTTCCTCGGGCACACCATAGGCAAACGTGTCCTCGACTCCGCGGATCACGATGTCCTCGAACGCTTCAGTCACGCTCGCGTTGCGCAGCGCTTCGAGCCGCGAGCCGCGACGCGTATCCCATGGGAGTTCACCCACGCCAAACCCAGGCGTGGTTGCTTCGATCTGTAGGATCCCTTGGATGCGCGACTCTCGAGCGCCGACTCCAGTGGCTACCGCGATCCCATTCGCGTTAAAGCGGAACGGTCGTTCGATGGTGTTTTTGTCGAGTGCCATAGTCACCCCGGAATCACATTCGCAATCTGATCGAGCGTATCAGCGAACGCGATCAGACTCGACAGGATGTCCTCCGCGTCTTCGCCAAGGTTTTCGAGCTTTGGGATATCGATCGGCACTGGCAACAGCGCGGTGAGCGCGCGCAAAAAATCAAGCAACGAGTTAAGCGGGCCAAGACTCGCCATGAGGTTTGTCAGTGCCGCTTGCACTTCGCCTGTTGCGCATTCAACTGACGAGTCGAGTTGCGGCAAGTCGAGTTGCTCCGCAAGTGCTCGCGCCTCGTCGATCGATTGCTGCTGCTCGGTGATCGCTGTTAGTTCGTCAGCGATGGCCCGCAGCGAGGTCGACACAATGCGAAGTGTGTCGCGAATGAGCGGAGGGACCGTGAACTGCGGGGCGAGCGCGAGCACCTTGGGCGCCGCTTCTGCGAGGTCCGATAGCGCTGTTAGTAGATCCTGAGGTTTGGTGAGAAGCTTCGGGATCGCCGCAATCGCATTCAGCGCAGCCGTGCCTACCTCGAGTGCGGTGAACGCAGGAGCAAGGAACGCAAGCGCTCCGCTGATGCTCGCGATGAATGGACGCACGACAGCGATCGCCGCGCCCTTCTCAAGTCCATCGCTTGCTTCGAGCACAGCACCACCAGGAAGCATAAGCTTCAGTGCGCGTGCTTGCGCAACGACGATACATCGATCGATGAGGTTTGTCGTGGTCATATCGGCTCACTTGTCGTGCGCACGCGGCGCTTCTTCACCTCGACAACGAGTCCGTTCGCGGTGAGTGTCCCGCGTGTTTCAATCAGGATGCCCACGAGCGCAGTGAGCGAGAGGATTCCCTTCTCGACGTCCAGCTCGAGAGCCGCGAGTTCTTCGCCGCTCTTGTACGCAGCAAGCCTGAATGACCGTTGCCCTGCGCGTTCATCGACCGTCATGCGCAGCGGACCAAGCTCGAAGATCGGCTGGACATCCTTTGCATTCGCGCCGGCCTGCACCATGTCGGTTGGCGCTTCGTTTGTCCCTGCAATGAGACGTGGACCAACAGCGACGTAGACAAGATCGGACGGGTCTCCGTTGACGTACCAAATCAGCACCTCATGCCCGACGTCTGGCGTGATGTGCCCGCCTCGCTGACGTCCCCCACCGAGCACCATCGGAAGCGCCCATGGGCTCTCAGGTTGCATGGGTTTGCGGACCTTCACGCGATGGTGTCCGTCAGGGTCATCGTTGCGGATCACGATAGCCCTGTATGGCCCTGAAAACTCCCACTCACGATCGTCGTGTTGTTTCACTTGGGCCTGAACTCCGTACGCGTTTGTCCGGATATCCGGTCAACGACTTCCACCGCCTTGAGTTGGTTTGTCGTGGTGTTCGCTGCACCAGCACCTGCGGATGTGTTTACCGCCGCCGATGATGTAGGACCAGAGACAGATGTCTTTCCCGACGAACTCGTTCCGTCGCGCTGACATTTCATCTGCATCGTGTAACCTCCTGGCCCGATCGTGTGAACGATCTCTGCGACGTAGTAGTTCCCGGACAATCGCTGACCAAGGTTCGATAGCGTGACGACGCTCTTCGCAGCTAGCTTCGGATCTCCGTACGCTTGCGCGGTGCACTTGCGTGGTGTCGTTTGCGCGAGTTTGTAGAGACCGTCCGCGCGTTTCTGCGCTTCCTGCTTCGTCTGTGCACTCGTCGGCACGATGACGTCAGGGGCTGCTGCTGTCTCACGGAGCGACGACGCACCAGAGACAGGATCAATCAGTTCGAGGATCGACGACAAACCAGGTCTGCCCTTGGTGCTTTTGTCGTCAGCTGTGACCTCGAACGGCTTCTTTGTCTGCGTGTCGACGCCTTGCAGTTTGACTTTGCCAGGGTTGTTTCGTGGCGCTTTCTCGAACTGTGGAAAGTCGAGGAGTCCGTCCGGGCCTTCGACACCCAGCGTGAACGTGCGTTTGCTGGGCTGGTCGAGCTTGCGCGCACCGAAGAACAATCCACGTTGATCAATCCAGAATTGGAACCCGACTTGTTTTGCGATCCACTTGCAAAACTCAGCGTCAGTTTTGCCATTTTGCGGGACTTCAGCCGGCGCAGAACCAGCGTCGTCGATGGTGCGTAGCGCAGCGCCATAGCCATTTCGGTCCGCAATGCGCTCGATGATCTGTGACCATCGCAAGCCCCTCCAAAGATCGGTCCGTTTTTCTTTGTTCGCGAGAACGCCCTCCCCTTCGGCCTCCACCTTGAGCTCGAATCCAGGGATACATGCAGTCACGATCATCTCGTTTTGGTCGCTCAGATAGCCCGCGTATCCCCAAGCAACGACAAGCTTGTTCCCTTCATCGAATGCTGGATCGTCGATGAATCGCAGATCCCGATTCCACAAAGTCATGGCGACCTTGTTTGATCCCTTCTCACTGTCGGTGAATGTGAAGGAGCGCAGCCGCGAGCTGATCTGTCCTTCGAGAACGAAATTCAGATCGAGCGGGACCGCCTTAGTTTGTCCAGGCGCTTGCACACGCAGAAACACAAGCGGCGTCGTGATGTCGAACAGCGCCATCAGCCGCCCTCGTAGTCCAGTCGTCGTTCCTCGCTGAACACGCGTTCTTCGAGAACGCGCAACGAGGGGATGAACAGCTTCGTGCCAGGAGTGAGAGGCACCGTCGGATCGAGAATCGGTTCTGGTTGGAACGCAGCGAGCACATGCCAGAGCAAGTACGCCTCTTCGCCGTACGCTTGGTAGTGGATCGCCGCGACGTCCTCAATTCGCTGCTTGCCCACGACTACATGCTCCGTCGTGTCGTCGAGTGACTCGAACAAGAACGGCTGGATGTCCGTCAGGAACTTCCGCCCATCGGGCGCGGCGTACGCCTGGCAAAACCGGTACACGCTGAGAATCGACGGGACGATCATGCTGCCACCCGGATAAACCCAAGCCGGCGGATCGTCTGCGAGCCAAGTCGCTTCGTTCTTCGCTCGAGCAGTTCGACATCGATCTCGACATAGTCAGGTGCGCCCGTCGTGAAGTCGAACCGCTTCGCGCGGATGGTGCACTTCGGGAGCACCGTCTCAACCGAGAGGAACGACGGAAAGCGGAACAGCACACGCGGTGGTGCTGCTGTTTTGATGTCGAGATCCGCATCGTCAGGCGCCATGAGTGACGCGACAAACGCGAGCATGTTTGTCACCGATGGCGCGCCACGCGACTTGCCGTCCAGCTGCAGCTTGAACGTGTATACGTCGTTCTTTCTGTTCGAGAACTGAAGCCGCTCGAACGATGCACCAGGGCTCGCGCTTGCTTTCCAATCGACGCCAAGCGCGATGGTGATCTCGGACGGATTGAACTGAAAAGGGATTGTCTCGCCCGTCTCCAGATTACTCAGTGTCCCCTTCGGTGCTGCCATCGCGTGCCTATCTTATCCGACAACTGGGATGCCTGGCGTGAAGGATGCTGCCGCGCTGCTGCGTCCCTCGACCTCCATCTTCGACATGAGGTCTGCGCCATCGAGCGTGACCTTCACGTTCGTGACTGGGGCCGGCGCGCTCTTCACGCCCGATGCCACTGCAGACGCGATCCCTTCCGTCTCGACGAACGCTTGCAGCGGACCAACACCGAGCGACATGGGAGGCACCGCGACGGTCGGCGTCGACGCGTTCGGGCCTGGCATTGTGGCGTTTGCAGCCGCTGCGCCAACGCCAGTTTGCGCCGTTGCAGTCGTGCCATCAGGGCCGATGAGTGCATTGCTGATGCTCGCACTCCACTCGCCAATCGTTGCGGCAAGGTTGCTCTCCTTGCCCATAAACCCGGCGATCTTGTCCATGGATGCGGCAACAGCGCCGACCAACCCGAGTACGCCCGCGATGATGTTGTTCACAATCGCGAGCACGATCTTCTTCGCGCCGCTCCACACACGAGACCAGTCGCCACTGAGCAAACCAGCCACAACATCGATCACGCCTGACAACGCGGTCACGATGCCGCGGAGCTGCTGTCCAGCTGCCTTCACAATCGCGCGGATGACCGGGACCAACTGCGCGATGACAGTCAGGATGAACGCGACGATGGACGCGATGCCTTCGCCGACAGACGTGAAGCCGCCGCCGGCCGTGTCGAACGCAGATCCGGCGCTCATGATCTCCGTCACGATATCGCCGAACAGATCAAGAATCGGCTGAACCGCCGTCTTGATCTTGCCGAAGTTGTTGATGAACCCCGTGACGAGCTGCACGCCAGCCGTGAAGATCTTCACGACCGCGCCAGCAACCGACGCGAGCACTTTGCCAACCGCAGCGCCGGCCGATCCAAACGCCTCGAACTTGCTTGTCGCATCCGCTGGATCGTTCGTCTCGTACAGCGACGAAAATGCGTCGGACAATCCTTCTATCGCGCCACTGAACGCGTCGAAGACCGGTTGCATCGTGTTGAGCGTGTCGAAGAAGCTGTCCGACAATGAGCCGAAGAACTCCTTGATCCGGTTGACCGCGAGAAACACGCCGATGACGAAGTTCTTGATCCCCATGTTCTCGGCGCGCGCCATGTTCTCGCGCACCGCGCCGGAGAATCCGCCATCCGAAAAGAGCTGGACGAGCCCGTCCCATGCGAGACGCGCACCGTCGACCCATCCGTCGATGAGTTCGCCAAGTCCACCAAGGTTGCGATCGTATGCTTCGCGCACGGCGTAAAACGCGAGCACGACCGCACCAAGCGTCAGGACGATCGGAAGTAACGCAGACACGACGCCCGCTGCGGATGTGCCAGCCGCAGCAAGGAACGATGTCACCGCAATCTTTGCACTAAGCACAGCGCCAACAACAGCACCCACAGCGATCGCTGCAGAGACAAACCGCACAGCAGCATCACGGATCGGTGCAGGGATCTTCGTGAACGCAGCGAGCACAGTACTTGCGACAGAAAGCACGCCCGCCTTGAGTGGTTCGAGTCCCTGCCCGACGAAGATGAGCGCGTTTTTCTTGAGCGCCTCGAACCGTTTTTCCTGAAAGCCCGACGTGGCTTCCATGATCTTGAACGCCTTGTCCGTGGCGTTCGCTTTGCCCTGCATCTGTCCAAGCACTTCGGCAAACTTCCCGCCGTTGTTGGCGGTGAGCGCGAGCGCGCCCTTGATGCCGTCGATGCTGCCGAACAGATTGCTGAACGTGTTGTCGTTGACCTTCGCGTTGCCAGCAACTTGACCAAGGAACTTGGCGAGACCCATCGACTTCAACGCTGTCACGCTGAACTCGATGCCCAGACGTTTCGCTTCTTTCGCAGCGTCGCTCGTCGGCTTCGCTACGTTCGCGAGCATGGCGTTCATCGCTGTGATCGCTTGGGGCGTTTTGATGCCCTGTACGGTCATCGCTGCGATTGCCGCAGTGAGTTCGTCGAACGAAACGCCCATCGCGTTGGCAGTAGGCGCGACGTTTCCGAGGCCATCCGCGAGCTCGCGCGCGTTTGTCTTGCCCGCAGCGATCGCGACGAACAGCGCGTCGCTTGCCTGCTGCGCGCTGAGATTCTCTAGGCCGTACGTATTCGTCGCCGAAGTTAGGACGTCGATCGACTGCGCCAGCTCCGCGTTGCCACCGACAGCGAACTTCGACGCCACACCGAGAAGCTTCGTCGCTTCGCCCGCATCCATGACACCAGCAGAGATTGTCTCGTACAGCGCCCCCGCGCCTTTGATGCCATCGACGCCGTAGGCATCCGCGAGTGCAAGCGTCGTGTCAGTGACGGACTTCGTGCTGAATGCCGTCTCGTCGATCAGCGTGCGGATCTGACCGACTTGCGTGCCGAACTCTGAAGCAGCCTGCGCCGCTGGTTCGAGCACTGACAGAGCAGCGATGCTCTTGCCGAACAGATCAATACTCGCACTCACGCCCATCATAGCGCCGCCGACAGATCCTTCAGTCCGAGCGACGGCACCATCGATGCGGCCATAAGAAGCGACCATACGATCGATTGGCGAAGACCACATGTCTTGCGCGCTGAATGCGACACCGACTCCAAAGTTGTTCATCGCGACCGAGAAGCAGTGCGGACTTTCTCCGCCTCTTTTTTGTACTGCTCGATCTCACGCTCGCGCGTTCTGGCAATCCAGTCCAGATGGCCATGCGCCTCGTCGATGTCCATTTGGAGGACATCCTGTCGGTTCATGTCGAGCGACGTGAGTTTGTGCGGGCGGGCAGTGAGACCACGGATCATGTCGTCGACATACGACACCCCTTGCTGCACGAGCCCCGGATAAAGGAACGTCAGGATTCCGTTTCGCT